AGTGATGTGAACTGCAGGTGATGAAGCATAAGTTGCATTGACACCGTTTGCATTTAAGATGTCTACTATGATTTCTCCCAATGCTCCGTCAACAGCAATGACAGTAATCATAAATTTTTAAGACTTGCTAATTTTTCTACGACATTATCAATGTTGATTGTAGAGAACAATCCGGGGTGTAAGGGTTTAGGATACTTGTCATCTCCTACCCAAGCATATCCGCAATGTTCGTCATTAAGAATTGGGGGAAATTCTTCTTCTACTTCACAGAAGAATGTATGATATGCAAATGTATTATTAACAAACTTTTGTATTGGTACCAATTTAAAATCATCGTCCCAATATGCAATTTCTTCTTGGCATTCTCTTTTTAGTCCGGCTAGTAATGTTTCATTCTTTTCTATCTTACCACCTGGAATAGACCATGTAGGATTTTTACTTTCATTTCTTAATAGATAAAGAGAACGTCTAGTAGATTTACTATAAAAGAATATACCAGCAGATTGATTAATAATGATCGCCATACAGTTATTTAGTGAGTGACTGGGTAGCCCTTAAATAACTATACTGTAATCACCTTCGTTGTAATAACCCTCATAAGACTTCATCCATTGAGCAGGAAGACCGGGCTGAACTGAATCAGCAGGGGTAGCCGCCCATCGATATTGAATCTCTGTAGTTAAGTTAGTAACATACTCAAGACCATCTGGATAAACACTTGAATCGAATGCAATGAACCAAGTCATAATATCTGCATTGAATTGTAGAATATCATTTGCTTGGGCTTCTACTACAGTGAATACTGTACCAGTGCCTTCTGGTTGTACATTGTTCATTGTAAACTGAGTACCAATTGTGTTTGCAGGTGCTCCGTAGTTTCTGAAATCTGTTGTGCCAATAGTAGCAATTTGATACTTTACTCCGGGTATTAATGTAGTTGCTTGTTGTGTTTCAGGTGCTGTTGATTGACCTGTCTGACTGCCTATGATTGTTCCCCAAGATGAAGTATCAGAACCAATATCACTAACTAATAAGTATCTGACATTAGGAACAGGTCCCGGTAAGCCTGAGTTAGGTCCTGATATTTGAGGATTAATAACTGATGTCACTGGATCTAATGTGTTCTGTGGTAATGTATCTTCATCAACATTAAAGATTAGATAACGATCATCAAGTGGATCAACAACTATAGTACCTACAATCTCTGTATCCATATACGGATTTTCTAGCCATATCTGAGAGATACCTGCACGATAAGCACCGTACATATTTAAGATTGATGTCCAATATAAATCAGTATCTGGATTGACTGGTTTAGTTAAATCAAAGTTTGATGGATTATCTACTTCATTCTGAGGTAACAGTTGTAATGAGTTACCAATAAACAATACTTGATATCCATATGGAGATATCTTTTGTCTTGTACCTAATAACAAATCATCGTCTTGCATATCTTCTTGTGTTTTACCATCAAAGATTGAAGTAATGATTTTGTTAATAAAACCATACAATTTGAGTTTAGATGATGTTGTCAACCACATGGGTAAGTAAAACTTCCATGACATAATATCAATTGGATTACCTGTACCTTGTGGTATAGAACGTGATGAAAATGTTAGTCCATCCTGATAGACAACTGTTAACGATGTCCAGTCTATAAAGTTATCAGTGTTTTGAATTTCTAATGACGGATTGAATAGTGTTCCTAATTGTTCAATCAATTCTAATTTTTGTTGATAGTTAGTTGTCCAAAAGTCTACTTGTAATCTAAGTGTATATGGAACTGGCATTAACTTTTCAACTGTAAATGCTTGACCTTGTGTCTCACCATATTGTGCTGTAGACTGATCGTATTCTCTCTGACGTACATTCTGCTTCTCTACAAAGTAAGGCTCTTGTGTTCGTCTTTGATCATATTCTAGCCCGCTGATGTAGTAAGTTATTAAAGGCGCAGAGGGAAGATTAGAAGCAGAGTTGTTAGCAATAATAGTTGATGCTTGTCTACTTGAATCACCGTATTGAATTGGCACTCTAACTAAAATAGGATTACCGTTTGGATCATTGCCTTGTGTCACGTACCAATTACTAAAAATCTTAGCAAACTGTAATAAAAATCTTCTTATCTGGTTGTCGTAAAAATATTGTGCCATTATGTTCCATCACTTGGTGGGTTGTCATCTGGTTCTAAATCTAATATAGAACTTAATCCTTGTGCAGACGAAATGTTTGCACCGTCATTGTTGTTATATATATTCGCATCGTTATTTATGAAGCCTGAAAGTTGCGAAGTATCTGATGCAGTATAACCAGTTGTTGTTCTTACATCTTCACTCACTCTTAACCAAAGAGTTCCTGACCAACGATATAACACGTTAGGTGTGTAATCTATTCTTAAGAAATAATCTCCTACTTGAGGACTTGATGGGAATGAAATTCCTGCACCTGCGGGTAAACCATTTGGTGGAGTACCATCGCCAGACAAGTAACCTGAAGTGTAACCAAAGTCACGTGGAGTATATCTTGCTATGAATTGAAAACGAGGATCACAGTCAGCACGATAGTCCATTGTATTCGGACCATAAGGTTCCGTACCTGTGAACCCTGCCGCTGTAGGATCTTGGTCTGCTGTTGCATAAGTGTTATCAGCAGTACCATATGGACCCGTAACAGGTCCTGAAATATTAACTGTAAGAAGTTTTGTTCCTTCTAATTGTCCTGAGCCTGTTGAAGACATCTCTGGTGCTTCAACTGCAATTGATAAGTTTGCTTGTACAAACTTTTCTATCATTGCTTCTAAGTCTATACCCTGCTCTCCGTGTTTGGCTTGCATCACATCAATAACTTCTTTAGGTATTCTGATACCTGATGACTCGTATTTGTATTTGTCACTTTTCATTGTGATGACTTCACCAGTAGCACTTAACGGACTATTGCCAGGCATCCATGATCTAACATCGACAGGTGGAGCGGGTTGATTTTCTTTGTTTGAAAATACATTGTTTGCTTCATAGATACCATATCCGGGCACAACATATAAGTTTGATGTATCGTAACCTGCTTTGGGTACAATACGTGCCGCTTCTTTTAAGTTAGCATCATTGATTCTAATATTTTCGTTGTAACGACCTAAGACATCTTTTAGTGTCTGACCTGTATCTAGTTCCCAATAAGGATCTGGATCAGTTGAACCGGGTTTAGTTCCTGCGGGTACTTCTTGTAATGCAATATAGTTTTTGTCACCAAATGTCATTGTATACCCTGCAGGGTATGTTTTGTTTTTATCCCAGTCTCCCAAGTAGTTGTCCATGTCAACTGGATTACGTAAGATATCCTGAAACTCTTGGCTATCTACTAGTTTCTCACATTTGATTCTCCATAGATGAGGGAACCAAGTTTGTGAAAACCCTTCACTACCATAGTTAGCATCTGTAACTTGATAAAATCTCTTAAGTGCAGTTGGAAATAATGTTGCATCATCATTTAAAGGATTGTAGTCTAGTAAGTGAGGTAACTCAATAACATCACCGACCATAAGTTTTCTACCCATGATATCGATCATGTCATTATAATGAACATTAATGAAAATAGTATCATTACTTAAGAATAAGCCGAACTGACTAAGATCAAAGTCTAAGTTTTGTACAGAGTAATGACCACGTAATCGATAAATATCCTTTTCATATTTTCTGTCTCTGTTCTCTAAGAACAGCAAATCTTGTATGTTTGTAGGATCCATCTGACTATACTGAGGCTGTGTAAAATCAGCAGAAGGACCTTGATCCAACGGCCCAGCATATTTGTGAATGTATAAATCAGTACCACCCACAGTCAATTGCTCAGATATATTTCTGTCTAAGAAACGATAGTCGTTTTGTTTCTGTTCCCGGTATAAACTTAGTCTTGGCATATATATATTTATCTAATCTTAAGTTCTGCGAGAATTTGGGTAAATAGAAGGTTGAAGTTAAAAATTATTTAATGTATAATGCTCACACTAAGTATGAACAATAAAAGTTATAAGGGGTCAAATGGCTAGACGGAAAGTAAAAACAGTTTATCTCACACCTGAACCTAAATGGGAACAGTACAAAGGTATCACTGACGGGCCAGGACAGGAAAAGGCATTCCAAGATGCTCAGTACTTTATCCGAACTGAGATTGGGGACAAGAAAAGATTGATGCGTTGCAAAACGTGGATCAAAAAAGAAGCGGGTTACACTGATGAAGAAATAGAAATTATTTTAAGAAACCCTGATTGGAACTTTAATGGAACATCTACTTCAGTTTGGTTCTTGGATAAAGTGGGTTATATGCCTCAACCTCATATTGATCATATTGCAAAACTCAAAGAAGAATGGCTAGAAAAGGGCGAGAAGATTGCTCAAGTCAAAGAAGAAAAAGCAAAAGACAAACCCAATCGTCCTTCTATACAAGATATCATGCTAGGTAAATTATTAGAAGCAGGTGGAGAGATTGATGGTGTTATGGATCAGTTCTTTGAAGATGAAATAAAAATTGATGCTAAATTTAATACTAACATCATGCGTATTCTCAATTCATATAATCCTTTACCCAATCATATCCCTCAACTAGTTGAGTTTTACACAAAAGAACAAAAAGAATTTAAAGAAGTTATTGAAGGTAAAGACGAACAGTTAGTTGAAGCATACAGTCATTTTTCTAAAAGAAAAATCAAAGGTATTATTGCTGGATATGATACAATGATCGGTGTGTTAAATTCATATCAGGCTCTTAAGATTAAAAATAGAGCAAGACGTAAGACTAAGCCTATCACTCCTGAGAAAGCAACACAGAAGTTGAAGTATCAAAAGGCTTTTGAGTGTGATACAACTAAACTTAAATTAGAAAGCATTAGACCAGCAGAATTACACCTATCTAAAGAAGCATGGTGCTATGATACTGCTAAAAGAAAACTTCATCACTATATTGCAGATGATATGAGTGGGGAAATGTTTGTTAAGGGTAATACATTGTATGGATTTGACAAGTCTAAGAGTGCAATTAAAACATTACGTAAACCCAAAGAACAAATAAAAGAAATTATGGGCAGTAAGCCCGCGGCACGCAAATTCTTTGATGACATCAAAGCAGTAGGTGTTCAACCAAAAGGTCGTTTCAACGATCAAATGATTATTCTTAAGGCATTTTAATACATGGCAAATTATATGTTGATTGCGGGGTGTTCTCACGCCGCAGGGTCGGAGATTGATGGTAACCTATCAAGTCCAGAAAATAGAAAAGCAAGTTTTGGCAATCAATTAGCAAAACTAATAGATCACAAACCGATTAACATTGCGAGAAATGGTTCGTCTAACGGCGCAATACATCGTAGTGTACTAAATTGGTTTACACTTAACCAAGATTTAGTGTCTAACAAAAACAACAACCTTTTTGTTTTAGTTAACTGGGCAGAAAGTTGTAGAATAGAAGCACCCGTACCACACAAAGTAGGAATTAACCAAGATACATGTGCTGATTGGGCTGATCCAACATTTTTAGATTCAGTGCAAGTAAATGCAATGACTGATCCACATCATGTTGCACCACAAGAAAAAGAACAGTTCTTAACAGCACAAAGATTTTTAGTGTATTCAGAGATTTATACTGAATGCATGACTGCTAAAGATGCCTTATCATTGCAATACTTTTTTAAAGCAGAAAATATCAGATATTTAATGACTAATTCTGGTATTGCTTTTAACGATAGAAATATGAAATGGTTAAAACCTTATCTAGCAAAGATAGATGCAAAAAGATATTACATGTATAGAAACAATGATCATGGATTTTACGAAAAGTACAAACAAGCAGGAATGATTAATCCAAATGCTAAGTACGGACATCATGGTGCAGATGCACATATGTCTAGGGCACAAGATTTAGCCAATTATATAAAACAGAAAAACATTTAGTCTGATAAATACTAGAAACAGGAATTTATTAGTATGGCATCAGAAGAACTAGCAGTCCCAAATAACGAGAACCTCGAGCAACTTAAAGAGAATTTGTTCGATCAGGTCCGTTATAGGCTAGGTGACGGAATCATTGATTTGGAATTAGATCCAGAACATTACGAAGCCGCATATAACCTCGCAATCAAAGTATATAGACAACGTGCAGAAAATTCAGTACAAGAAACTTATACTTTATTAACGGTAGAAAGGAACACAGATACTTATACACTACCAACAGAGTTCATTAATGTCAGACAATGTTTCAGACGCACAATCGGACTTGAAACAGGCCCAGGTGCATCATCATTTGATCCATTCTCATCTGCTATCTTAAACACTTACTTGTTAAACTATAACTATGCAGGTGGTCTAGCAACATATGACTTCTATGCAGGGTACGTAGAACTAGCCGCTAGAATGTTTGGTGGTTTTGTTATCTACACATTTGATCCAGTAACTAAAACAATTAGATTTGTAAGAGACTTCAAAGGATCAGGTGAACAGATTCTTATTTGGGCTGACATTTTACGTCCAGAAACAACTCTCTTACAAGATCCGGGCATTGCTCCTTGGATAGAAAATTATACATTAGCAACATGTATGATCACTCTTGGTCAAGCACGTGAGAAATTCTCAACTATTGCTGGTCCGTCTGGTGGTACTGCTCTTAATGGTGCGGCTATGAAAGCAGAAGGAGCCGCGGCACAAGAAGCATGTCTCAAAGACTTAAGAGACTACGTTGACTACTCACAACCTCTTACATGGATTCAGGGCTAATTACCCAAAAACACTTGACATTCTTTCTCATATAGTTTATACTAGTGACTACTTGACTAGAGGACTATTCCATATGATTATAGGCATTACAGGGCTTATAGGCAGCGGTAAAGATACTGCGGCTGATTATTTAATTCGATTTCACGGCTTTAGGAAACTAAGTTATGCGGGTCCTTTAAAGGACTGTGTATCTGCTATCTTTGGCTGGGACAGAGAAATGCTAGAAGGTACAACTCAATCTAGTAGAGAGTGGCGAGAAGAAGTTGACGAGTGGTGGGCAAAACGATTGAACATGCCTCATCTAACTCCTCGTTGGGTCTTACAGTATTGGGGAACTGAAGTAGGTAGACGTTCATTTCATAATGATATCTGGGTATCAGCAGTTGAAAATCAATTGCGTAAGATACAAGATGATGTGGTTATTACTGATTGTAGATTTGAAAATGAAGTTGATGCAATTAAAAATGCAGGTGGTACAACTTTAAGAGTTTGCAGAGGTGATGATCCTAAATGGATAGAACATGCAATGGATTATAATAGAACTAAGAATCCACAAGCAATAGCAAATTTAGTAGATTGCGGTGTTCATGCAAGTGAATACAGTAGTGTTGGATTAGAGTATGATTTTATTGTAGACAATAATAATACAATCGATGAATTGCATAAGCATATGGAAATCATTGTTAGTAGTCGACGGTTAAATCGCCCCTAACCCAAACAATTTCTTTTTTCTTTACGACCTCAATACAATTCAGACAAATCGTTCTTAGATTTTGAAAGTCTACGTTTTGAGGTCGTCCATCTATATGATACACAACCATTTGTGTAGGATATAAACTTTTAAATCCACACAAAAAACATACCTTATCTTTTTCATATCCTGCTCGTTGCCATAGATATATAGGCTTTCTTGTCTTGTTTGTCTTGCCGCATTGATTGCACATACTTCTATAATGTCGTTTGCCATTCTTAATATAGTTCACGGCACACACTTTTCTGTTGCAAATTTTACAAATTGGTCTAGGTAAACTCATAACTATATTTATAAAAATACCTTCGAAGGTATCTTAATCCAGCATTTTTTGTAATACATGATAAATAATACTATGAAAAAACAATCAGGGTGTAACCCTCAAAATCATACAAAAGGAATATTATTATGGCACTAACATCACCAGGCGTAGAAGTAAGCATTATTGACGAAAGCCAATACTTACCAGGCGCAACAGCATCAATCCCCTTCTTCTTGTTAGCAACAGCACAAGACAAAGCGGACCCAACATCAACTGCAACAGCGGCGGCAACGACTTCTGCAAATGCAGGTAAATTATACAGAGTCACATCTCAACGTGATCTTGTTACTTTATACGGTAACCCATTCTTTTATACAGCATCAAACGGTACTCCGTTACAAGGCTATGAATTAAACGAATATGGATTATTAGCGGCTTATTCAGCACTTGGTATCTCAAATCAAGTATTTGTATTAAGAGCAGACGTTGACTTAGCAAGTTTAGTAGGATCAACAGGTCGTCCAACTGGAGCACCAACAAACGGTTCTTTCTGGTTAAACACAACTTCTTCTACATGGGGAATCAATGAGTTTAATAGAACAACAGGTGCATTCACAACTCAAGCGCCAATCGTTATCTCTGATTCTACATTAGTATCAATCGGTACTCCTCTACAATCAGTAGGAAGCATCGGTGACTATGCAGTAGTTGCAATACCTAATTACAGAGATCCTAACAATTCTCAGGCACCAACATACTGGTACAAGAATCGTTCTAACCAATGGGTTGGTCTAGAAACTGTAGATTGGATGAAATCATGGCCAACTATTACAGCACCTACATCTAATCCTACGTTAACACAAGGTGACACTATAGACTTAATTGTCAATAGTACTAACCTAGTTACTTTAACAGTATCGGCAGCACCGAATAACACTATCGGTCAGTTAGCGGCAGACATTAACGCATTAGGTTGGGATTATATCTCAGCAGGTGTAGTTGATAACAAATTAGAAATTTATTCAAATCAAACAGGCGGAGATCAAGGATCACCTGAAACACCATTCTTTATTAGATTGAATAATGGTACAGGTACAATCTTCACAGACTTAGGTTTCACAGGAACACAAACTACAGGATTTCAACCAAGAACATTTTACGGAACATCTGCTCAACAGCCATTATGGCAACAAGGTCAGAATCAACCAGCACCGACTGGCTCTGTATGGGTTAAGGTTGACGGAACAGGCTTACAGCCAGTAGTTTCTGAATATGATTCAACATCAGCATCTTATACTGCTAAAACACCAACTTTTGCAACTTCTGATTGGGCACAAATCTATTCAGCAGATTCAACAGGTGGACAAGCAATCCCAGCTGGTACTGTGTATGCACAGTATTCATACAATGGTGAATATGATGCGGCTCCAGTCTATTACTACTATAGAGTAGCAACAGGCGCAACAGTAGTCAATGGTACAAATACTGCACCAGACTTTACTTCAGGCCCATATGTAGCATTCGTTCAAATCTCAACACCAGGATCACAAACATTAAGTTCATCATATGTTCTTAACTTAGCAGATGCGACAGATGCATCTGACTTTGTGACTGCTTGGTCAGCATCCAACATTCCTTACACTCAAGCAAGTGTTAACGATGATGGTTCAATACAATTACAACACACATCAGGTGGAGTTATCGTATTAAATGACTACAGTAATACAACAGGTGTTTCTTCTGGTTTATTCTCAGAAGCAGGATTTACAACATCAACAGTAGGTTGTAAGAACGGACCATTCAATACTAGTTCTAATCTTCAGCCAACTCAATCTTCAACAACAGGATCAGGTACTGCGTTACAAATTTCAGTAACTAATGACTATGGTTATTATGACTTTGACCCTGATGCAGTAGTAAACGGTGGTAGTGGACATGCAGTAGGTGACGTAGTTACTTTCTTAGGTACAGATTTAGGTGGTGCTTCACCAGCAAATGACTTAACAGTAGTTGTTACTAGTGTGACAGTAGGTGTTGTTACATCTTACACATTAGCAGGTGGACAAGGTGCTAATGCATTCACTACTCAGTTATCAAACTGGAGAGAGTTCTCATTAACAACAACAGGCGCAGATTCATTGACAGCAAATGAAGGTGCACCGACAGCAATACCAACTAACTTTACTAACTGGTACTATTCTTCAACTGATCAAGTAGACATTATGATCAACTATGACGGTGGTTGGAAAGGTTATAAATCACAAGGTTATGATTCTAACGGATTACCTAGCCCGTCAGTCGTAAATGCAACTGATCCAGCAGGACCTTTAGTGTCTGCTAGTGAGCCAACAATTCAAAGTGATGGTACAGCATTAGAATACGGTGATCTTTGGTTAGATACTTCAGACTTAGAGAACTATCCATTACTATACAGATGGCAGTCAGTTCCAGCAGTAGGTGGCGGAAGTGCTACTGATAAGTGGGTCTTAATCGACAACACAGATCAAACTTCACCACAAGGTATCTTATTTAAAGATGCACGTTGGGCAACTAACGGCACAACTAACCCAGCAAATGACCCGATTCCAACAATCAAGTCATTATTAGCAAGTGATTACTTAGATGTAGATGCTCCTTTATCAGCAAATTACCCACAAGGTATGTTGATTTGGAATACAAGACGTTCTTCATACAATGTTAAACAGTATCGTATAAACTACTTCAACAGTGATAGATTCCCGTCTGCTTCTTTACCAACACAGAAAGATGCGTGGGTATCTGCTTCAGGAGATCAGTCAAACGGAGCAATGTTTGCAGGTCGTAAAGCACAAAGAGCAATGGTAACTAAAGCATTACGTTCAGCGGTTGACACTAACGTTGCAATTAGAGATGAAGATAACTTCTTCAACTTACAAGCAACTCCAGGTTATCCTGAACTACAGCCTAACATGGTAGCATTGAACTCTGATAGAGGTGAAACTTCTTACATCGTTGGTGATACACCAATGAGACTGAAAGATGATGCAACTGAAATTCAGGACTGGGCTACTAACGCGGCAGGTGCAGTAACAACAGGTGAAGATGGACTTGTAACTAGAAATACTTACATGGGTCTATTCTATCCATCAGGTATCACTAGTGATCTATCAGGTAACTTAGTTGCTGTCCCATCATCACACATGATGACAAGAACTATGTTGCGTAATGACAATATTGCTTATCCTTGGTTAGCACCAGCAGGTACTAGACGTGGTATAATCGATAATGCTACAAGCATTGGTTACATTGATGCAGAAGGCGAATTCAACTCAATCAGAACACGTATTGGTATTAGAGATGTGTTATACACTAACTTTATTAACCCAATGGTATTCTTCACAGGTAACGGATTATTGAACTATGGTAACAAAACTTCATACAATTCATCATCTGCGTTAGATAGAGTGAACGTAGCAAGATTAGTTGCTTACATACGTAGACAATTAATATTAGCCGCGAGACCATTTGTCTTTGAACCTAATGACCCTCAAACAAGAAAGTCTATTAAAGCAGTAGTAGAAACATTGTTCCAGGATCTAGTTTCAAAACGAGGATTATATGACTACTCAGTAGTTTGTGATGATTCTAACAACACTCCAGCAAGAATTGATCGTAATGAACTTTGGATTGACATAGCAGTAGAGCCCGTGAAAGCCGCTGAGTTCATCTATGTTCCGGTCAGAATATTCAACACTGGTGAGTTATCAGGATCGTAAAAAAGATATACAAAGAGGCTTCGGCCTCTTTGAATTAAAAAGATAAATATATATTAGATATATTAAAATAGGAGATTAACAATGGCAACAGCCTCAGATACATTAGCAAAACTTTCGGTTCAACCAGAGGGCGGTGCTAACCAAAACTTGTTGATGCCAAAACTTCAATATAGATTCCGTGTGAACTTTATTAATTTTGGTTTTGACGATGATTCTTCACTTATTCTTACTAGACAAGTAGTAGACTGTGCGAGACCACAAGTTCAGTTTGACGAAATCACAATGAACGTGTACAACTCACGTGTCTATCTTGCTGGTAAACACACATGGCAAACACTTGCTATCAACGTCAGAGATGATGCTTCTGGTAACGTATCAAAAGCAGTTGGTGCACAGTTACAACGTCAATTAGATTTCTATGAGCAGTCTTCAGCGGCAGCAGGTGGAGATTATAAATTTGAAACAGAAATTCAAATCTTAGACGGTGGTAACGGTATCAATACACCAACAGTGTTAGAAAACTGGTCATTAGCAGGTTGTTTCTTACAACAAGCAAACTATCAGACTCTAAACTATGGTACATCTGATGCAGTGACTATTGCTATGACTCTACGTTATGATAACGCAGTCCAGACAAATGCTGGCGGAGATATCAACGGCGTTCCGGGTGCAGGTGTTGGACAGTCTGGTCTACAGACTTTCCCAAGTGCAGTTGGTACTGCTACGTAAGTAACAGAATTAGTTTATATAAGAAAACTGGTTTCGGCCAGTTTTTTTATGGGTTTATAGGTTAGATAAATACTCTTATAGGAGAAAGATAATATGGGTTCAGGTTTTGTTGGAGATATCGTAGATGATGTAAAGAATAATATTCTTGACCAGTTAACCGGTCGAGTATATCTACGTGACTATACTCATGCGGCTAAGAACTTCTTACCCGGTAACATGGGTAATGCTGGTAAAGTCAAATTTACTTTTCATACTTGGTTTCAAATTAATCCAACAGCATACTCTCCACCAACAGGATCAAACATAGGACTGTTAGTAAAATCAGTCAAACTACCTACTTTCAATATGGAAGTGCAAGAGTTAAATCAATACAATAGAAAACGTTTGATTCAATCAAAAATTAAATATCAACCTATCGATATTACATTCCATGATGACAATGCATCACAAGTTACTGCATTGTGGGACGCATACTATAGATATAACTTTGCAGATGCGTGGAATCCTATTGTTGCACCGTTTGCAAATGCAACACAAGAAAAAGATTATAACAGACGTAACATATATGATCCAACAATAACCGGTGATACTGAGTATGGTTATAGGGGTGATGCACGTGGTGCTGGTGGAAATAGAGCAGACGGTGGAGAAAAAGTTCCTTTCTTTAATAACATTACAATATACGGTATGTGGGCGGGCCAATATATAGCATACACATTAATCAATCCTATAATTACTACAATGGACCACGACACATATGATTATGCAGACGGTGGTGGCACTATGCAAAATAGAATGACTATTAATTATGAAACTGTAATATACAATTCAGGTGAAATAGGTGATATAGGTCCCGATAGTGAAGGGTCAGAAGAAGTAGCAGGCTTTGCTGGACCAGATAGTTATGATCGCAGAGAAAGCCCACTGTTACAAGGTGGAAGTAGTCCTAGTGATATCTTTGGGAGGGT